TTTAACGTCTGGATCGACAGGAATAACTGCTGGTTCCTCTAAACCTAGCATCTGCTTCCAGTTATAGTGAACCTCTATCTCCTCATTAACAACACCCTCATAATATTCATCAAAAGTAAGATTGGTATTATATCTTTTGTTATAATAACCAACGTGTTCTTCCATTACCAGTTGTTGCCATGATTTACTTTCACCACCAGAGGATTCACCGTCCTCTGCAACGATAGTCTCTTCTTCATCCTCAAACAAAGCTAGAACCTCTTCTTCTGTCAGTCCCATCTTTGCAAGTTTTGCAATCGCAGATTTTTTTGCATCATTCATCTATTATATCTCCACCATATTTAAATTCAGTTTCACACGCCTTGTCCAACTTGTTCATAATATCTTCGGTGAAATATTTAGTCGGATTAGAAAGAATCTCTTTACCAAAATGCTTACTTCCGTCAGCCATCTCATATCGTGTGGATACCTTCTTAAAGATTTCATACTTCTCTGCAATCTCCAATAAACCATAATACTTGTCAAGTCCCATATCATAGGTTAATCTCACATCAACTATCTTATTCTCTTTCGTTAACCTACTCTTATGATTCTTACAGTGAATAATATTACCGATAACCTCAGTACCATCCTTTTCTTTCTTCTTACTCAGATAGACAATCGAACTCGCTGCGTATTTTAGGCCACTACCTCCACCCATCTCTTTTGTGGAGAATAACCCCATACTCTCGTAAGTATGGTTCGTAACTACCATCGGAACATTCGCTCGCCCGAGTTTAAGGGTCAGAACTCGAAACGCGGCTTTTAGCACTTGCGCTCTCGTCATATCTCTTGTTTCCTTACCATCCGTAGTATCCTCTACCTCTTTGGTCGTAGAGAGCATACCCAGAGAATCCAGACATAAAAACAGAGGTTTTCGCTCGGATTCGTTCTGTGCAAGGTATTGGTCAAGTACTTTGATTGCCTGCGTTCTAAACTCCTGTACGGTGGTCACAGGGAAGATTACCATGCGCTTAGTATCAATACCCCTATCAATAACCATCTGCTTAGTTATCGCACTTTCACTCTCAAAGTATATGACACCAGCATTAGGGTCTGCATCAAGAAAGTTCTTTACTATTCCCATAAGAAAGTATGTCTTACCTGTTGCACTTTCGCCTGCGAGGGCTGTTATCTTATTTGCTGGTAATCCACCATTTACACTCCCAGATAACAAACCATTCAGTATATAAGAACCAGTGTCAATAAAAGTATTAACATCTCCTGCCTCTACACCATCATCTACGATAGATGCATATTCATTACCAACTTCCTTGATAATGTCTCTTAAAAAATCATTCATGTATTATATCTCCAATTTTATACAGTGTAACAGATATACCCAGTTAAGTCAAGACACTTTGCTCAGTTTTTGGGGGTGGTTGTTTATATTTTCTAGGAAGGAAAGTCTGTCTGTTAGTTCTTGACGATAGGTGGGAGTAATAGAGGGAACAGTGAGCTCTTCTTTGAGAACTGCAATGGTGTTAATCTCGTATGATGACAGTAAGACTTTCTTCATGGAATATACTCCTTATGGGTTGGGGGGTGAAACTATTGTTACTTATAATACAGGGGAAGTTCATTTAATATGCTCTCAGTTATAAGGGGGGTATGTTGCAGAAAATAGTAGTAGGGAACCTAACATCCTGTATAGATTAGAAAAGGCCTGCCAGTTCTAAAGGCCCCCTTTCCCAGAGAATACCCTCTACACTAATAAAAAAAGAGGTCTACACGTAATCCCCACACCATAACAAATGGAACTTTCACTGTGGGCCAACCATCCTTAAAGACCTCTGAAACTGTTAACTCATTATGCGGCTCTCTTTCTCTCTGACCGTCTGATCCAATACTCATCACTCATGAGCATCTTATTCATGGCAGCATCGAACTTATCTGCATCCATCTCAACGACAGCTACCTTACGTCCTGTGCGTTCCATTACTAATGCTTCCTCGTATATCTCATTTGCATCAAGGTTAGTACTGATGATCTCACTGTTTTCCATTATGCAATACATACTCATATCTCTCTCTTTGTTAACTCTCATTATAATAACTATACCATACCTAAATGGATATGTCAAGTGTTATTTTATAATACTTGTAATATAATGTATATCAATAGCTCTATCATTAGACTCTACTCCTTTAACCTCAACATAGTTGAGTATATAGTAATAAGCTTGTGAAGTCAATACCCTTTTGTGTATTTCTTTTAATTTCTTTGATAATATTTGAGTATGTGTGAGCTTTGTGTCGGGAGTCTGCAAACTTTAATCCCTAAGACATATCACGTATATACCTTTATTTAAACCTTTTTAAGTATACAGTAAATTATGCATTATTTTCCTAATATGCACAATTAGTTCCGCAGAGATACTACAGCCTGTTCTATTCTCTGTGGTAGTTCTCTACATAACAGTGTTCCAGCACGTAAGTCTTCTTCTGTTATAAGGTGTTTGTGTATATGTTCCAGAGTATTCCATGAGGATAGCATGGTCTGTGCGAGTTCATCATATAGTCCATCACTCAGTATAGGATCATCCATTGTATAGTATGCATGAGAGGCCATGATATACCAAGGAATCATCATGTTAGGATTGTTTTCTATAATTTCTCTACACTGCTTATCGTGTATCATATTGTGGATAGTTCTGTTACTACTTGTGATGTATGTTTACACTTACCGTTATACGTGAACCCTAGACAGTTGCACGTAAAACCCTTCTCATGCATCTCTACTGAATATTCACTACCATTACTACCCTCTATAGGCCATACTGTACCTACGAGAAAGTGTTTCTTTGTGTTGATCTCTTTAGGTTTGTAATATCTCATAACGAATCCTTCTTTGATTATTACTAATAGTACCACATGGAATAGGATTTGTCAAGGATTATTATCGTATGATGTCTATATCATTCATAGTGTCAGCATTCCATATCTCTAGTTTCTTTCGTACTCTACCGTCAGCCACTATGTTGTCGTATCTCTTGGAGGCCTTGTTTTTCCACCATGTAAGTATGTTCTTCAATTCAAATCGATCATAGTTCTCGGCTTTGTTTAGTTTAGTTGTTTTACCTAGTAGAATGTCTCTTACATTGGTATAACCATACTCACCCATATAGAATCTCTTCTGTGTTGTGACTCCAGACGCTTTGTCCATTGCACTACAGAATAGGTCATGTGCGTGAGTATCGTGTTGTTTAAGACTGGCCTTTATTACACCGACCATCTTAGTCTGCATTTTAAGTTTTCTACTACTAGCACCCTTGTGTATGAGGTCTTCACCATCGTTTTTCTCTGTAAACCAATCTCTGAGTTCAAAGTACAGTTCCTCTCCTAATGTAAGTAGAAACTTGGACTGTGTGTCTCCCTTGTACCGTAGAAAGGGACGCATACCGTCATACATACTTCCACCCTTGATATTACCATACAAAGATGTAGTCTCAAACAGACAGAACTCAGTATCATACTTCTTATTCAACATTCTACGTACATCATGTGAGTTGCATATTGCAGCCATAAGTTTACCACCAAGATAGTTGTATCCAAAGGGTTGTACTGGTACGATATTGAACCCCATGATTGCACGTTTGTTGAATATAGGTAAATCGGGTACATCACCAAGATAATCATTACGTGGTTTAGAGTTGATAAGAGGAGAACCAAGCTTGATAAAACCAACCACTGTATTCGTGTTAGTTTCTTTTACAATCAGTTTCATTTCCTTACCAGGCGCATTGTCTGGTGAAAATGATGCAACCATCTCTAACATAGTATCAAATGTCTTTGTCTGCATCTGTACGACAGAGAAATTCATGTCATTAGGATGCATATCATAGTCTTGAAACATATCCTCTTCCAGACCAAAGCCAGGTAGAGATTGTGGTATATTGGAAACTCGTTCTATCTTTCTTGCACGAAAATAGTCATCGATACGACCAAAATTCTCAAAGTATTTAATTAATTTAGTTGCAGCGTATATTGCGTCTGGTTTATTCAGTATCATATTAAGACTATATCAGTATGAGGGTTAATTGTCAAGGGGTTTTCTTAAACTTCTCTATTGTTTTATCAATAGCATTTGCAAAATCACTTTTCCACTTTTTTCTATTGTGTTTTTCCCAAGTCATCTCTTGAATTTCTTTTCTATCAACATTTTCAAAAGACTTGATAGCTTTTACAAGTGCGTCCTTATCATCTTTAGGTATTTTTACGTAGTGAGATTTATCTGCTGGTATTATCTCAGATGCATGATCACCATTTTTATCTGAATTAAGTATTATTGGTATTCCACAAGATAGAGCTTCCATTGCAGTTATTCCCCAAGTCTCGCCAGTCCACGTTGAGAAGTAAGTTTTACATTTAGATATGTTTTCCATCACTTCTTTATATGGTTTATCCCAAACTACATCATCCCAATTTTTGTTTCTTTCATAATATTTAATATCTGACTCAACTTGTGTTTTTGATGTGATGACAAGACTTTTTATATCTCTACCCTTTGTCATACTTTTAAGTTTGAATGGAGCCTTTCCATTATCACATCTACCGATAGTACCACAATCATATTCTTGTTCTACCATCTTTGGTTTAACTTTACAATATGATGGATTTATATAACCAGATATTGGAAGAACTCTTTGGTTAGTTCTTTCTGCCATCTCTTTATATTTTCTCTCTTGCCACTTAGACACAAAAAACATAGAGTGTCCTCTATCAATTCCTTGATTCCATCTATATATTGGAGCTGTCATCGGGTAAATGCAGTGTTCTACAAACATTATAGGAATATTTGATTTTATAAGATGTTGGTTATTGAAGACTGCTTGTGCAAAATTACTGACAATAACATCTACTTTATAAGCCTCTGCAAGATGCACGATGTTCTCTGCAATTTCTTTTTTATCAGATTGTTTTTTCCAAGTTATTTGTTCATAGGGAAATTGATAAACGACAGTATCAAAGTTTTCTTTGATACTCTTCATAAACATCTCAGTTCCCCCACTTATGATAGGATAAGTGAGGGGCCTGTTATAAGGGTCTTGAAAAGGTAACAGTATTTTCATCAAAAGTAACCTTAAATTACAGTAGTAGTGTCATCTTCCCACTGGTCTAACTTTTTATATTTTACATTTGGAAAGAATTTTTTAATGTCTAAAAAGTTTGGCTTTACGATTTCTTTACCATTTTCGTCAATTTCTGGGATTGTTTTCTTATAATAGAAACCAAACATAAATGTTGTGATTGCTTCTTCATTCTTATCCCATTCATCAGTTTTTGACCATTCAGTAAAAGACTTAAATGTGTTCCAATGTAAGTAAATTGTAAGATTGCTTCTTGGTTTAAAACCATTTTCAATTCTCATCTCAGAATCCATAAACCATTTTGCAACAACTGAATTTGGATTGAACATAGTTCCAGAAGAAAAAGTTACTAATGTGTCATCATTTGTTAATGATCTGCAAAGATTATCTGCTGTTTTAACTGATGCTTTAACTTTCCAATCTTTCCACTTTTTACCGTCTTTCCAAGAAGACTTTTCTTCAATCATTCCGATTGCTTCTTTTCTACAAGCAGTAAGTTCGCTTCCAACTAAATTGCCAGTAGTTTTCATATAATCAGTACAATATTTTGATTTAAAAGTACCATCAGTAATTTTTTTTGAATTATAAAGATTAACAAGGTCACGAGCAATAGTAGAAATTTCAGTTTTCATCCTATTAACTTTATCTTGTCTATTTAGGGCATTTCCTAAAGCATATAACTCATCAATTGAAAGTTCTTCATAAATGAAAACAACATTAATTTTTTGAAACTTTCCCTGTATTGCAGACTGTAATGTGTGGTTTCCACCAGTTAATATCCATTTACCATCAGCAGTTACAACGATAGTCAAAGTGAAAGATTTTGTGCCACTTTCAGCAACCATTCTATCTTTATATTCTTTGATTTTTTTGCGAGATAAAGTTGATTCAAATCTAACTTGAAATAGAATTAATTCTTCAGACAAGATATCTTTAATTTTCATTTCTTTTAGATTTGGATTCTTTCTATCATAAGCATCTTTAATCAAATCATTAATTACTTCTAATCTTGGTAGTTCTTTTGTGTGATAAGCAATACCATTTGTTTTATTCCAAGTCATAGGATTTTTAAGAGCACCATCAGGATTTCTCTTTGTTAAATATGCATTTTCTGAACTAAACATATTTTGCATTGAACCAAATTTTAAAATTTCATATGTAAATTCTTCTGGTTTAGTTTCAAGTAACTCTTTGAACTCTTCATTAGTTGATGAGTTCCAATATGTGCCATCATATGGTGACTCATGTTCTTTAAAACCATGCATACCACTATACCATTTGTTACTAGGGTTGGGCCCTAAGTTATGTGTAAATACATATGTCATTGCTTCTGGATTATAATCACATTCTGGAAGAATATTCTTACCGAATGGATATCTAGATGGACTATTACTTTCTACAATTTTAAGAAACTTTTTTGGTTCGTTAACAATTGTTTTTTCATTTAATGTTTTTTTCATTGGAGAGCTCATATAACTAATTCTTTCTTTTGTTTCATCTTACTTTTACAATATATAACATA